TGATCGATAAACGGAACGTCTTCATAAATAACAATACATTCAATACCATCTTCTCCCCTCTTATAACCCTTAACTCTTTCTGTACGCAACTCTGATGTAAACTCTCCTACCCTTCTGTCATTTTTACCAGGACAATCTGGTATTACAATATCCTCATCTTTTTTTTCTGGTATTGTTGCATCTGGTGTTTTTGTTTCTGGTAAAGGTGGTGTTTCGTTATTAACAGGTGCTTGTTCTGTAATAACAAGATTCTCAGGTGTATAGTCAAGAGGCACGAAACTAGGAAATGGAAAATCACACGTTGTATATACTCCATTAGGATCTTCCAGTAATAAATTACGATTACCAGTATTCTTTATATCACGATGTTGATAGGTACAACCAGGTACATCAATATCAGGTGGCTTTGCAATATTTATATAATGTTGACTATATGGTTCTGGTATATCAGGTAGATATATTTCTGGAATATATATCTCAGGTATTTCCATTAAATAGGCAGTGACTTACCTGTAACAGATGGAAGTTTTTTATCTATCTGTCCTGGTAATATTTTTTGTACTTCTTGCATCACCTCATTCATAACTTTTGTTTTAAACTGTGGCGAAGAAAAGTATCTATATGCAAAGTATCCACCCCCAAGCATTGACGTTGACAATAATAGTGAGAGGATAGAAGCAACCTGAGTTATACGAGTAATTAACATGAGAGAAGCCTTTGCAAAAGCGTTAGTACCTGTGACAATTATAACCTTCTGTGGAATCTGTGCATTAGCACCCTTATACCTTACCCTCAGTATTATGACTAAACAAGTGCACGAGAAAGTTAATTTGTAACCTCTGCTTGTATCTCAGCACTTATTTTTTCTTCTCCTTGTAGTTCTTTTATTCTCTCGCTACAAGAAAAAGCTTTCATTTTTAGAGCATCACGGGCGACAACAAGTTCTTTGATTTTTTCTTGAATTTTATTAAATTCATCAATAGCGACTTGCATTTCAAGTTTTAATTGATCAATTCGTTCTTGATTTTGCATAATAATTATTCTGCTTATTTATCTGCGAGTAGTTTTGCATGCCACGCAGCTTTTACATCAGTAGTCCATACCGCATTGCAAATTGCTGAAACTTCTGCTGGTTCGCTTGATAAATCTGTATCTACAAAATCATCTGCATCATCAGCAGGTGTTACATTATCTTCTTTCAAGCCATTTTTTAAAGCCCCACATTGCAAAATATATCTATGATAAGACCTTGTAAGTTCTTCACCATCTTTTTTGATGACTGTTGCTTTACGAACTTGAACGTATTTATAGATACCAACAACTTCTATCTTGTCGTATTCGATTGACTCTGTAAGTGCCATTAGGATTAATCTCCGATTAAAACAGTTTTAGGCTTAGTTTATAGACGTAGCTCGGTCTAAGTTACGGTCATTTAATTAGTACTAAGATTTAGGCAGTCATATAAGTGCATTGAAGATAAACAAAAGTAGCATTATTCATTGTGCTAGTTGTATAATCAGTGAAACCACCATCTACAAATCTTTGTAATTCAGCAAAATTTTGACTAGCTTCAACAGACCATACTGAAGGGTAATCCATATTATCAAGTGTACCTTGGAAACCATTACAACGTACACTTCCTGGGGTTCTTAGTGCAGCCCCTTCAGTAAATGGAAGCCCAGTCACCTTAACTAAATTGTGTGCAGTAGCACTAACACTACTGGTTCTTATATAAGCTGTAACAGAAACAACATTACCAACTTTTCTATATTTACCTGTTTGTGTATGATAGCCAAAAGTAGCATTACTAGCTGAATATGCAGGTGTCCAAGTACCCTCTTCATAGTCGTCAAAAAGTGCATTAGTACTTCCACTAGCACTTCCACCTGTAGCACTAAAATCAATACCGTGACCAGAAGTTCCTATAATTAGATTTCCATCATTTATTTCGACATCTCCATCATCTTTAATACGCATACGTTCTGAGTTATTAGTGTAAAGTTGTAAGGAATTATCAGTATGATCTGATTTTATTTTTTGAATATTAAAATCATCTTCATCACCTAAATTTAAACTTGAATGTGCGTTATTTGCTCCAACAATACTTACGTTTGCTGCTGTACTATCATTTTTGACTAATAGATATTCCGCAGTGTCATTGAAACTTGATGCCCCTATTCCAAGTCGACCTGTCGAATCTATACGGATACGTTCTAAGTCAGCAGTCTTAAAAAACATTGAATTATCACTGTGGTCATATACAATTTTTCCAATATCATTATTTCCAGAATCAGCAAAAGCTATTGCGCCTTGAGTAGAGGTTGAAGAAGCTATAGTGATACCACAGTTGCCATTATTTTCAAGCACTAACTCATTAGCATCGGAATTAACAGAGGTTATACTTGCACTTGATGAAATAATATGTAATTTTCCAAGTGGAGTACTGTCATTTATACCAATCCGATCTGTACTAGCATCTACATAAAATAAATTTGCTTCGGTATCTCCTTCAATTCTAAAATCTGTGTCCGCACCATCTTCATTAAATACTGTATTATTTCCATCAAGGGCTAATCTTTCAACGCCAGCAGTTGCAATTCTTATATCATCATCTCCAGCTTGATATATTCCTGTGTTTAGATCATCCCTAAAAGCTAGTGCTGGAGCAGAAGCTGACCCATTTTCAAGAGTTAACGTACCATCAAGTTGTAAAAGTTCTACCCATGCGTTATCACTGGAGTTTCTAATTTTTAAAACACCATTTGTAGTGTCTGCCCACCACATATAAGCTGCTGTGGTAGATGGAGCAGAAGAACTACTGTTATTTGTTAATATTGCTTGCAATACATTATTAATATCCGCCCTGACGTTAGCTCCCGTGGAGTTGTCTATAACATAATCGTGAGTAGCCATTACCTAATCCAATTTTTTATCTAAGTATATCTTAAATCAATACTAACTACCACGACCAAAACCAACAGCAGTATAACTAAACGTTTTATTTTGTACAGCATTACCTGCATTAGTAAATTTTATTGTAAACCCACTACCAGATATACTTGTTATTTCAAATTTATCTGTACCACCTAAATCATTAGCAGTAATACCAATACTAGGTAACTGTGAACCTGCTGCAACATCAGTACCAGTAGCACCTGTAAAAAACGAATGGTCAAAGGTAACAGCAAGCCCAGAAGCTGATGTACCAGAACTTAAATTAGATTTTTGTTCTGTTCTCCTATCTAATTCTGCTGTATATCCTAATTGATCTATTTCTATAGATTGTGCAGGGTCATCACTATCCATTTCACATCTAAATTTAAAACCTCGACCTACATGAGTACCATTAGCAAAAGTATTAAATGTTTTACCTGTAAAATCACTATCTTGATAACTTGAGCCATTAGAAGGTGCAGCAGTTGTAGTAGCAACTAATAATTTAGCGTTAACATCAAATGCAGTAGCAGCATCAAAATCTGTCCATGTATCTATATTTGCACTTCTCTTATCAATAAGATCATTTGGATAAAAACCTTGCGTTACAAAGTGTCTAGTTAATCTAAGTGGGTGTGTAGAACCTAAATCTAAAATATTTGCAAAATCATAAGTACCTCCAGTAATATCAACAGCACCTAAAAAATCAAAATCAGCAATTGAATCAAAATCTGTAACAGTATCTAATGTTTCTAATGATCCAAGAACAAGACCATTCACCTCATCACTAAAAAAACAGTCAACTTTTGTACCAGCAAAAGGCGGGCTATCGGTATCTTCTCTATCTGTAAATGTAAGTAATTTAGGTTGTGGATCTGGATTAGTAACAACAACTGATGCTTCACCAGAACTTAACCTACCACCATCATCTCTGAACTTAAGAATATACTCACCATCAATCGCTGGAACAAGCGTTTCACTAACAGACCCAGGCAATCTAGGTATTATGTCAACAGAATTTGTAAAAGTACCATTACCATTTGTAAGGTTAGAATGTCTTACTACTACGTTTCCACCATGCAGTACATCAACATCTGTTGATTGATTAAAACGTAGTCTTAAAAACTGATCTGATACTGGCTCTACAAGTAAACCTGTAACATCAGCAGGTACAGCAGTTTTACCAACTGCATTAAAACTTAATGATGTAGGTTCTACGCTAGGTTCAAATAATGCATTATAACTATATACTAGAAATTCATATGTACCAAGTTCAGTATCGAATATTTCAAAAATAGGACTTTGCACAATTGTTGTTTGAAAACTACCATTATTAAATTTATGTTTTACTGAATATTGCGAAACACCTGCTATTGGTTGCCATGAAACAATTAACTTACTTACTGCTCTATCACCAAGAACAATAATTCTTTCTTCACCTGCAATATTACTTGGTGCTGGTTTTGGTTCTATAAGATTTGTTATAACAGGAATAGTAATATCTGCACCATCTTCTACAAATGGATATTTTCCAGAATTGTGAAACATTGCTGCAACAGTAAATAAATTATTGTCTTCTTTAACAGAAATAACCTTAAAATCTTCTGTTTCAATTTTTGCTCTTACTAGTAACCACATTCCATTAACTTGAGGTGCAGAACTATATGCACTATTAACTGTAATAACAGAACCAGATATTGTAGATATTGTTTCAGTCTCAGGTGTGCCATCAGTAAGAATTACTGTTAACTGATCACCACTAGCTGCCTCTGTTGGTAAATCTTTTGTATTATCTACAGTTATCTGTGTTGTTGTAGCTGTTGATATTCTTCCTGACCTTCTTACTCCACTACGAACAGGATCTTGAACAGTAATAATATCTCCTGGTCTTATTAATGAACCTGCATCTGCTGTCGTAGTAAAAGCAACTGTTTCAGTTTCATTGTTTTGTGTGTAAAGATGCCACAAACCCATTCTTCTAGCTTGTGCCTGATCACTACAACCTATAGCTTCTATATTTTTTACAACAACACCATATTTAATTTGATTTGCAGAAGTATCTTCAACAGTTTCATATTCATATGTTCTAGTTTCATTTTGGAAATATTTAACATTCACTACTGTATCTTTTGTAGTTTGACTTACTCCTGTATATACAAAACCATCTTCTGTCACATTTGCATATGAAAAAAAATAACTACTTGTTGTTGGTCTGTCTTGTGAAAGAGTTATCTTGCCATCTTCGTAAAATAAACTTGCTCTCATTATTGATGCAATTTTATTTAATAATGTATAAGCTTGATGGCTACTTTGAATAACAATATTGCAACTAAATCTAGGCGATGTACCGTTTTGACCATTATATATTAACTCTGAGTTATATTCTGATGCAGAATAAAAAGCATATTTGTCCACTTGATCTTCAGATACAAAATCACCAAAACCTGCCGTTGTTTCTGTAATAATGTCATATAAAACCCAAGCTGGATCATTACAATATTCTTTTGCAGTTTTTAATGTTCCATTAAAAGAACCACTAAAGGACAAACTACCATCAGATCTAACAGTTGCATTATGAGGTATTTTTACCAATCTTCCACGCACTCTATATGTACGTCTTGGAATAGATCTAAAAATTTCAGAATCAAAACGTAAAGCAGCAAGCGAAGTGTTGTTATATGTTGATGGATCAAAAATAAGTTCAGTTATTGATGTAAATTCAAATGCATTTTGCAATAAATTGTCAGTGCTATCTTCAGTTATTCTTGAAACAGTTACTGTTAATGGAAAATCAGAAGTTAGTATATCATCAGGCAAAAATATTATATGATCTTTAAAATAAGGTGATGTGCTTTTACCTTTTACTAATGCACCGGTAGTTGTATTACTTGGTAATGTGCCACCAAAGCTTACAGAAGGTATTATTTTTTTTAAAGTAGTACCTGCTTGATCTTTAACCTCAATTTTATAATTAACAGTAGTACCTGATATATTTCCATCAGATTCAATTTTTTGTAATCTAGGAAAACCTATTGTTACTCTAATACCTTCTGTAGATGAATCTGTGATAGTTACTGTTTGTGGACTTGCTACAGTAACAGTTACACCAACAGTTCTATCTCTTTCTGTTTCTTTTAAGCCTGGTATTCTAGTTTGAGAGGACTTACCAAAACGTGGTATAAATCTTGGTCTATTTGAATCAGCAGTACCAAAATTAAAATCAGTACTAGGATCAGGATTTGTATTTGGTGCTGACTGTTTTAGTACTTGTGTATTATTTAAAAATACATCTTTAAGACTAGTGGTGTTGTAATCATTTGTTCCTTGTGTATGACCAGCAGCTATAGCAGATGGAAAACCTGCAATCTCTCCTTCTGCAATAACATCTACTAAAGTGACGAACTGACGAGAACCAATCTCGCCTTCTTTCATCTCACTGTCGTAATATCTAATATTAAGCTGACCTTCAACATCATTTTTTTTAAATCTGAGGCTATTTGCGTCAGTTATATTACTTGGTATAGTCATAATTAATCCTTAAATACAGGGGCAGTATCAGTACCAGATGACACCACTATAGAGCCAGTAAATACTTCTCCATATATCAATGGTATACAAACTCCACTTCTACTTACGTTTTGAATCCCACTAAATGAATAATTTACTCTTGCATCTGTTTCACTTAATCCAGTATTAACATCACCTACATTTGGCTGTTGCTGTGGAAATAGCATGTTAGTAACACCACTTATAGCCATTGATGTACCAATAGCTGTTAATACACTACCGATAGCAACAAATACTGCACCACCAATAGCAGTTGCAGCAGCACCACCACCTATTAATGCAGCAGCAATCCAAAACCATGCACCAGAAACAATAGGTATCATTCTTATTTCACCTTCACTATGTACTAATAAATCATCTTTTGTTTTTACAACATCATTATTTATAGTGATTCTGTACATATTTTGTTTTAAGTGCGGTTCTATTTCTGGATAATTACAAACTAAATATTTATATACATCTTTCATATTTTTTACATCTGCATAATTAACGTGCCAACCTACTAATTCTGCTAATCTTCCATATACCTTTATTTTGCGTAAACCCTTTTCATCTTCTGTTCGTTTCCTATCTATGAATTTATCTTTTGCAAGCATTGGTTTATGTACTTTTGGTTTTAGTTCTATACATTCATCATCTAAAGGATTAAATATAAACCAAGATAATCCAAGAAAATCACAGTTTTTAATATCTTCTTCTGATGCTGTTAAGTCTCCGTTTGGGTGTGAATGGCATATATGTAATACAGTTCCTGTCTCTTCTGCTTTTGCATAATCTTCTGGATCAATAGTAAAACTATTTGCACCTTCTATAGCTATATTTTTACAGGGAAAATATTCTTGCTTACCATCTACATCTATAACTAAACCACAACTCTCATCAGGTAATAATGTTTTAGCATGGTGTAATGCCTGTTCTTGCCAAGTGTTCATGCAAACGTACCAACAGATGGAAAATCTTTTCTTGTAATTATTCTCTTAGGTGCATTACGATTTTGCAAGTCTAGAGATGATGTACATTCAAATTCTACAAAATCTTTACTTTCTACAGTTTTTCTATCAATAAAAAATGTTTGATTTTCATATGTATTGTTAGCAGGTGTACCATATGGATTTGTTCCTGATTCAAAATTAGCATTATCTAAATAACGCAACATCGTAACTTTTCGTACAAATTTAGCACCATTTAAATCATTTTTAGGCGTAGTTAGGTTTGCTTGCGTCATTAATGCAGTAACAGTAGACAATATATTGCTAATCCTTAATGTAGGTCTTGGCCTAGATGATCTTGTAGCTTGATATTCAAATCCATTTGCTTCTATTGGGATGCGTGTATATGTATTACCTTGAAAAACAACATTGTATGTAGTATTCATATTTATACCATTATGAAATCTACTTACATCACTACTCCCATGTAATGCAGCTACAAGATGTATTTCAAATAGTTCTATCTTTGCACTAGGGTTAGCCTTCTGTAGCTCTTCTGTAGGTATTGCCATTATGGTTCAAACACCTCCTCAAAAGTAGCTGATATTGTTGCACGATTTGCAAAGTTAATTGTTTTGTTCCATCTTTTACAGATAAATTGTGAAGCACCTGTTTTTGTTACTGTACAGTCACCAGAATTAGTACCACTACTACCAGCAGTTATTGTAAAAATACTTGCACTTGTTAAAGACACCACAGAAAAATTACCATCTGTTGCACTTCCAGAAGTAAAATCTACAGTAATCGTATCATTAGCAAATAATTGATGATCAGTAATAGTTATTGTTATTGTTGTACCACTTTGACTATATGTACCTGTTTTTGAATAGTCTTCACCAGGTGGTGTAAAAGTAAATGAAGCCTGATCTAATGCTCTTTCATTCAAAAAATATTCTATTGTATCGCTTTCAGCTTCTGTAATATTTTCAAACTTAAGACTATAGTTTTTAGGATTTTGATGTGCTGCAATACCTATTAATTGACGCTGCTCAAATCCATCAGCATAACGTATGCTTTTTATATTAGGTTGACTTGATTTACGCTGTCCAAATGATGGATTAATAGCAGGGAAAGTAGCCATAGTTATGCGTTAGATAAAAGTCCACCAGCACGTTTTTGTGCAATCAATTCAGCTTGTATAGCTTGTGCTAATACATTACCAAATTCATTTGCCTGACCAGTATCTCCTTCAACAGAAGAACCTGATGCATCTACGTTTACAACTATATTAGTAGATCCTCCACCAGATGACTCAACTCCTAAATTACCAGAACGACCACGTTTAAGAGGTAATATTGCTTCTGGTGATCCAGCTTCTCCCATCAAACCTAAGTTACCTGCTGCTCCGTAACGGAAAAATGTTGGCTGTGTAACGACACCACCTTTTGCATATTTCATTAAACCTTCTTTAGCAAAGGCATTGCCCATTGCACTAAATGACAATCCAAGATTAAAAATACTATTCACACCTTTTAACAATGGCATCATTACTTTTTGTCTAATAATAATTCTTGTCATATCTGCTATAAGTGATCTTGCAAAATCACTAAAGTTTAATTTTCCTGTCATTACAAAATTAACAAGTGCATCTTCCATATTTTTAAATGCATTAACAACAGTACTTTGTATTTGTTTTGTAACGTCTTTTATAGACTCAATATAACTTTGCATACCTGCTGCAACTTTTGTACCAAATGTTTCATCTAGCTCTTTCTTTAAACCAGCTGTAGCTTCTTTCGCTCTTTGTGCATTCTCAACAAACTCATCAAATTTAGGAGTACCAAACACCTCCTCTATCGTCATATTTTCTGTACCTTCAAAAAGTTTTTTTAATTCATTTTTATAATCAATTGCAGGTTGTATTGCTTTCTTTATACCTTCTTGATTGCCTTCACTAAGCTTAATCCTAAAATCAAAGTCTTGAAAGTTTTGTATTATATTGCCTAACCCTGGTATCTTTTTAAATGCTTCTAAGGTATCACCTAATGCATCTAACATTGCGTTAACCATTTCAGCAACTTTATTAAATGCTTTTCTTATATTTTCAATAAAAAAATTAAATACTCCAGATACAACTCCAAAAATATCCGATCCTATTTTTCCTAATACACGACCAACACCTTGAAAAATATTAACAATATCAGTAATACCTTTTTTTATAATATCTTTGTTAGTGTTAAAAAATTTAAGTGTTTTTGTTGTTTGATCTTGAAATAAAGCACCAATATTTGCAAACAAACCACCGAAGTTATCTTTAAAATTAGAAAACTCTGTAGCTAATCTATCTCCAGCAGCAGCAGGTGATTCTGCAAGAATCTTTGCATTCTCTCCATACTCATTAAATAGTAATTTACTAAATCCTAAGAAATCATCTAGTGTTACTTTACCCTGCTCTAATGCTTTATCTAAATCTGCTGGAACCATACCCATAGAAGCAGCAAATAATGTAAAAGCTCCAGGCAAGCGTTCACCAAGTTGTTGTCTGAGTTCTTCTGCCGATACCTTACCTTTTGAGAATACCTGTGCAGTTGCAACCATCGCTGATCGCATATCTTCTAATGATCCACCAGTACCTCTAATACCAGAAGCTATAGAAACAAATACATCCTGTGCATCTTTTACAGATTTACCAGCACCAGTAACTGAAGCTGTAAGTGCTGTAAATTGTCTAACAATAACGTCTTGTGGTATTGCTAACTCTGCACTTGTCTTCGCCAAAAACTCCTGTGCTTGATTGTATTGCTCTGTGTCACCAATAACAAGTTTTAGTGCCAATCTTTGTTTTTTCAATGATGCTGTATATTCACCGACTTCACCTAATGATTGTCTAACACCACCTAATGTTGCACCAACAGTACCACCAATAACAGCACCAGGAACACCACCTCCAAAAACTCCACCTAATGTTGCACCTATAGCACCTTCTACCCCACCAAAGATACCAGCAGCACCTATAGCACCAGCAGTTTTTGCTGCACCTCGCAACCTGCCACCCATTCCTCGACTAGCAGTTCTTTGCATCTTTCTTAATGACTTGTCTAATCTATTTGCTTCTCTTGTAGCCTCTCTAAACTCACGACTATTCATATCTACATTACGAGCTAGTTCTCTGTAACCATTAGACAAAGCTCTTGTATTATTTATGCTTTTAACTTCTGTTCTTTCTTTTGCCTTCAATTCATTCATTAAACCTTTGACACTAATACCTGCACCTTTTGCACCCTTATTAAGTTTTTGTAAACCACTACTAAGTCCACGAAGATTTTCTAAACCTTCTGTTTTAAATACAACTTTTAAATTAGTAGTTCTATCTGCCATTATTTTTTATCCTTCTGCATAAGTTTCAATGCTTCGTATTCCATTACCTGTACTCCTTCAAACATAGCAACAGAATCTTTAACTGTATATATTTTACACAAGTATTCCAAAGATTTATAGTTTATGCCAGTTAATCCAGCCATACTGACATACCATTGCGTTGATAACTTCCAAAACATATTTACAATCTCTCTATTCTCTTCCCAAACAATACAATCTATGTTTCTTTTATTTTGTTGTTCGGCTGCGATTTGTTCTTCTGTTGCACCAAATGCTTTTAATGCTTCTACTGTTTCATCTATAACATCACCTTGTACCCAATACTTCGCAACCTCTCTTAGTTTTTTTCAGAAGCTCCTTTCATACTTTCGCCATAAGCAACAATAATTGCTTGTACAATATAATGATTTTCCATTACTGCCTCTAGATTATCATCATCAAAAGGCACATCATTACCTTCCTCATCCTTAATACCAGACCAACCAACAAGAACAGTTTTGACAAAGTTGTCATCACCACCATCAATCATCTTATCGAAATCTTTACGACTAACATTTTTAAATTTAGCCGTAAATGTTTCTTTCTTAAATTTACCTTTGTAAGGTGTCTGAACAGTTACATCCCAATCGTATTCTGTAACTTTTTTGAAGACTAATGGCATAAGTTAGGTCATTACTATACTTAGCTCATTATTACCTGCTGTTGTAGGTAATGCCAAGTACGGTAGGTTTAGTGCATTTACACCACCAGTATCAGCACGAGTAACCCCTGTAATATCTGTCTGTGGAACATTAACAGTAATGATGTTACCAGCACTAGCTCCAAGAACAATAGAACTATTACCTGTAGCAGTAGCAACAGCTTTAGCAAAGTAATCTGTTGTAGCTCTTACTGGCTCTTCTATAACAGCAGTACCACCAGGGGCACGATTAGTAATTAACACTTCTTGACTAGATGCTGTTTCTTTATATAACACTTCATTATTAAGAGCTAAATCAAAAGATTCTATTCTCTGTGATGTAGCACCATGAAATGTTGCAGTAGTTATATTTGT